TAGTTCGCTAAATCCTAAAAACCAGTCCCACATTTCGCGGGCTTGGGCTTCGTCTTTGTATTGAATGTCTGCGGCCGCCCCTGTGGCGTGTACGGATAGTTGCGGGGGGTTTGCGTTGTTTCGCATATTACGCAAAACATAAGTACCTAAGCATTTGGTTTTCCAACGTCGGGCGCATAGATCGACTAGGCGACGGATACCCGGCGTTTCTTTTCCTGCGTTGTAGGCGGGGTAGTACGGGTATTTTCTCATGGTGTTGGCGGTGGTGGATCCTTGGGTCCGTTCTTTAACCCGTTGCCGGCTAATACCCCAATTAACCCGCCCGCAAGAGTCATAAGCATTGGGGATAGTACGGACCACGCTTCGCTATCGTTTGGTGCTTGTTCGATAGGTTGCGTAATAAATAACAAGCCCATTAAAAGAGAGCAGATAGACAACACGAACGCAATGGTTAAACCTATGGCGACAATTAAAATTATGCGGGCTTTTATTTCCTCATTGGTTAGACGTTCTCTACGCACAACGGCCGCCCCCTATTTGCGTTTGTGTTCCTATGGTTTCGGGCGCTTTGTTTTTTATGCGTTCACAGTTTACGCGTGTGCGTTCTAGGCAACCCGTAAGCGTCACGGCGAGCAGGCTAATTAGGGCTAGGCGTTTCATTAGTTAAATCCGAACACGTCAATAGTACCCGTCAAAGTATTAGTACCGTTTGTGCGAATGTTGAAACCGTTGTAAGAAGTTGTAACAGTCAAAAAACCGTCTTGATAGCCACTAAAACCACCATCTCTAAAAGTCGAGTTATACGACAAAAAGGTCGCAGTAAAAGGGTTCATTACATCTGTAATAATGCTTCCAAATTGAGTGCCACCATCTACACGGCCAACATTGAAAGACGCAGTAGCGCCATTGTTTCCAACAATCCCAACAGAACTACCACTATAAGCAGTTTCGCCACCCACATTGCGATAATTAGCGGCAGTTGTGTTTGGTGTTGTGCCACTTGCTGGCCTCATGACAACGGCGGCAGATCCACCACTAAAAGCAGTAATAGTTGTAAAAATGCGATAGTTGCGAAAATCAGCACTAAACGCTGTGATATATGGGTCGGGCGCGGCTGTCAATGTAACTACACCGTCAGCGGCCACAGTTACGCCAGTACCTGAAACGGTAGGTGTGATACGCCATAAACCAACGGCGTTCATTTGTCCGGCGGTAAGAATTGCGCCGGCGGTGAAGTCTGGTGGTGTTGCCATATGTTTTTATCCTAATCCATTGGGGAATATTGTTGGTTTCATTACTACGGGTATCCAAGACGGTTCGTATCTAAAATACCGAAAGCGGCGCTATCTAGCGTGAATGGTGTACCAAGCGACGGGCTAAGGGTTAAAGACATATTGGCGTATTCTGCGTAGTAATTAACGTTTATTCCGCAAACCGTAGCGTTTACTGTCGTCCCGCGAAACTTTACGATTACGCCGGTACCAATAGGGCAATTAGCAAGTTTGCCTAGTTCGCCTATGTTGTCTTGAATAGCGGTACTAACGCCAATGGTAAACGGGGTGGGTGTGGTCGAACTATTGACCGTTAAAACATAATCGCCTAACGCTTGGGCTTGGCCGACGGTGGCGGCCAACGTGGAATAACTGAACCCAACAAACGGGGCGCTTCCGCTTGTGCGTTCTTGGTCCGCCAATGTTGAACCTACGATAACTTGGCTAAAAGCCGTTTGGATAGAGGACGCGTACTGAATTTGTCCATATTTGTAAATACTTGCGCCCGTAGATCCGTCGTCCACAAAACTTAGCGTTACGCCCGTTTGGCCTATTGGGTAGAAGTAAACGCCTGCGTACACGTTCGATATAAAACCATTGTATTTAAATACGCGGTTTAGGTCGTAATCGTCTACTGAATATTGAATAGTATTTAAAACGTTATTTATGGTGTCTAGCCACGGTTCAATAGTTGAACCTTGCGTAACGTTTTGGCCGATTAGCCCAAGCGGAAAAGGCGGGTAAACGTAACCTATGTTTTGGGGGCTTTGCGCGTAAACGTTGGCAACGGCCATAGAACCGTTAATGAGTGGGTTAGCGGCGTCCCAAGTAGCGCCAAAAGAATAACCGCTATAACCCGAACCTAAAACGCCAGTACCGCCCGTAACCGTGATAGTTACACGGTCGCCCGGTGCGAACCCTGTACCCGCGTTGTATGGAATGTCGTAGGTTCGTTCTATGTCTGTAATTTCGCCAACAAAATAGGCAGACGAACTACCGCTATTAGTATCTCGAATATCTATAAATTGCCCGATAGTTATAGCGGCGGGGTACGTGCTTTGGGGTATTAGTTCTATTGAACATTTGGTAACTGGCGTCGGATCTTGAAACCGTGACTTTCCACGGTTAATAGAAACACTTTGTACGCCGTCTAACTTTGTGTAGGTGCCGTTAAAAACCGAAGCGTAATAAACGTTAGGCGGGGTGTACGGCATGGCTACGCCACTCGAATAGGTATAGAGCCGTTTTGTTGTTGGTAGCGCCGTAAAGCGTTTACTACTTGTTGTGGGTCGCCACCGTTTACGTTTATAGTCACGTTTGTGGTTCCCATAGCGCCTAAACGGTCTAATGGTATTACCGCTTCGGGTCCGCGTTCGCCTATTAGGGCCAATGTGGCGCTATTGACAATACCGCCCGCGGCCATGGCGGGGATTGTGTCTAGTCGTGACTTGTCGGCCCCTGACGGGCCTCTACCTTCGGGACCGATAACGGGTCCAAACGAAACCTTAGATAGCGAAGCAATGTCTTTACCGGGCTTTACTAAGTTAATGCCACGAATGACAACGTTTATAGCGGTAATCCATGCGTTAGTCATAAATTCAAAATAGGACGCTATGCCGTTTACAACGTTGCGTACAATGTTTCTAAAACCTTCGAACTTGTTATAGGCCACGACAACGCCCGCAACCAGTAACGCAATTCCCGCCGCTATTGCGCTAAATGGGTTTAGGGCCATAGCAATATTTACGGCCGTAATTGCTAACGCTACGCCACCGATAGCGCCCGCAATGGCGACAAAAGCGCCGGGGTTATCTTGTGCCCACGCCCCGAACTTTTGAAGGATAGGTAACGCCGCTTCAATAACTGGTAGTAGCGCGGTGCCTATGCTTTCTTTTGTTTCGGTCATAGCAATGCCTAAACGCTTAAATTGTCCCGCCGTAGTGTTGGCGGCCGTTGTGGCAGATCCCGCAAACGTGGTACTTAGTTTGGCCATTACTTCGTCAAGAGACGCGCCACCCTTTACCATTTCGCGTACGGCGGGGTCCAACTTGCCTAACGCGGTTAGGTTGCCACCGTAAGCCCGTTCTAGGGCCTTAGTGACAGTTTCAAGCGAGACGCCCTTAGCGGCGCTTATGTCCATAGCAAGGTTGGCGGCCTTTTGGGCTTTCTCTACTGAACCCGTAGCACGGGCTAATCCTGCCAATGCGGGCCGTAGTTCGTCGTCCGTGACGCCTAATAATTTCCCTTGTTCCGATATGTAATCCTCGGTAGCGGCTATGGCTTTGTCTGTCGCCCCGGTAGACGTTCTTAGCGTTCTTGCTAGTTCGGCTTGGCTTGCGGCGTCTTCCATAGCGGCTTTTGTGGCGTCGCCTAAAACCATGGCTAAACCACCGATAGCGGCGGCGGCAGGTACGGCCGCTTTTTTTATTGCGTAAGCACTTTTAGCGCCGACGCCTTCCAGTTGTGAAAATTCTTTTTTGGCCTTATCGAAACCCTTGGTATCTAGGGACGAAATAATAGGTATGTTGATCGCCATTAGTCGCGCCTTTCGATCCGTAGTTTCTTGTTCATTATCTCACTAACACGGTCCAAAATGGCCGATACTTCCCGTTCTACTTCGGGCATGACGGCCCCAACGGCGGGCGCTAATGCGCGGGGCGCTTGCGGGTTTTGTTGTTTGCCTTGGGTTATTAGGTTTTGTACGAATTGGCTACTTCCGTTTACGCCCGCATGATCCCATATAGCGCCTGCGGCGTCTTTTTGTTGGGCGGTCAATAGCGAGAACGGGCGGGCTTTGTAGTCCACGGTTTGCGTATAGGCACCCGGTACGGCGTTGCCGTCTAAATACAACGGGCGTGTAAAAGTTACGGAACGTTCTTTACTGCCCCGTTTAGCCACCAATGTTTTTACGCCATTAGAAACGTTTTTAAGATTAAACGTAGTTTCGGCGCGGCCTTTAATAATTGAACCGCGAGCCATACCCGTTAGCGGATAGTCCGTTGGGATCATGGAACGGGCGCTAGTGACGATTAGGTTTCCTGCGCCGCCTTGAATGTCCTTAGTTATTTGGCGACGGTACGAAGGGTCGAAGTCGTTTAGTTCTTTTAGAGTTTCTTGAATACCAAAAACTTGTAGATCACTTGCGACGGGCATTTTTAGCCTGCTTGTCTAACACGTCGATAACCGTTGCTATGTCGCGTGTATCTATCGGTATGTTCGGTGGCCAGTAGCCCGTTACTACCAGTATTTCTGCTAGTTGGCGGGAATAACTCCCGCTTGCGTAGGGTTTGTGGGTTCATTGTCCACCACTTCTAATAGGGTAATTGTTTTGGCGTAATCGTCCATAGATACGGGAACAACAAGGCCCGCAAGTTTTGACGCCTCATACGCAAAAAA